AATAATTATAAATTAGCCAAAGGCCAATACGTTTCAAACGTTATTAACCCTGGTCTTGATAAAAATATGCCTATTGGTTCAGTTGATGTTGTATACAATGCAGATGGTTCAATGGCTGGATTCCTTCGTGGCAAAACTTTTTATAACCCAGGCGAGAAAGTTCCTGAATCAAAAGCATCTGGTGCACCTAAAATTAGTGCTGCTGATATGTACCAGGCGCAACTTGAATCAGACCCTATCTACATCCAGAAGCAGATTGATAAATGGTCTGGCCTTGCGACTGAATGGATTTCTGGTTCCGACCATCAGACTGCATTAAATAACCTTAAGACATGGCAAGATAAACTTGATGCTATTCAAACACCTCAAGAACAAGCGGGTCAGGCTAAAGAAGCACAAGCCGCTGCATCCCTTAGTAAAGAAAAAATTACTAAGGACCAAACTGACTTACAAAAACTTCAAGCACAATTAAATGTTGCAACAATTAAGCGTGAAAACACCGCTGACATTCAAAGCAAAATTGATGCGCTTAATACAAAAATTGGTAATGAAAAGCCAGCAGCCCAAGGCCCAGGAATCCCTGCTGCTGATGCTACTGGATTAACACCAGCACCATTTGGCGGTATGCAAAATGCTCAAGGTGCAGTCCAGAATGTTAAAGGAACTCCACCCGCCCCTGGACCAGTAAGTCAAACACCAGTTGGGCAATCTGGTACTACGAGCACTTCACCTACACCAACACCTACTTCAAGTAGTGGAAAGTATACAACTAAAAATGGTGTTCTTAATTATAATGGACAACCTTTTACTGGCCAGAAAGATGGCACCTATTATGCGGATGGTAAAGTTGAATCAGCAGAACAGATAAAGAAAGATTTCTTTACTAAGTTTGGTGTTCAGGCTGCACTCATTGCATCCGACCCAGGGCTATCTACTTTATTTACTCAGGCAATTAAAGAAAATTGGGCACCAGCAAAATGGGGTACTGAGTTTCAGAACAGTGCCTGGGCAAAGGCTCGTAATGCTACTCAACAAAAAGCCGATATACAACGTGTATCAAGCCCACAGGATTATGCTCAAGCATATAACCGTGCACAACAGCAAGCAATTTCTACTGCATCTGCTTTAGGATTTGATTTAACTGATGCGCAAAAGGGGTCAACAATTGACCCAGCAAATATGAATGCTGTTCATCAATCTGACCCAACTGGTCAAGATTTAGCCGAGTGGATTGTTAGAAATAATCCTACAACATTAGAATTAAATGCCCACCTTGCACAAGTTGGCAAAGTTAATGCAACTCTTACTGGCGGACAGATTCAAACCTATGCTCAAACTTTGAAGCAAGCCGCTATGGACCTTGGTGTAAGCAACATGATTCTTCCTCCAAGTTCAGGTGGAGATTACTTTACTGATGCTGCAAAAAGCATTGTCGCTGGAACAACTGACATTAACAAGCAAACTGAATACCTTCGCCAACAGGCTATTAAGTTATTCCCTGCTTATGCAAATCAAATTGAGTCAGGCATTTCGGTCAAGTCTTTGGCTGCTCCATATATCAACTCATTGACTAACCTTCTTGAAGTTACTGACCCAAGTCAAATTGATTTAGGTCAGACTACTGGTTATGGTGCAATGATTACTAAAGCACTTCAAGGTAACAATGACCCAAAGAATCCAGTACCTATGGACCTTAGTACTTTTCAAAACCAAGTACGTGCACTTCCTCAATGGATGAATACAACTAACGCTAAGACAAGCATAATGGATTCAGGAACACAGTTCCTTAAGAGCATGGGATTGATACGATAAAATGGCTAAAGCACCTATAGAAACAGACGCAAGCACATCTGCTGCACTTCCAGGGTTATCTGGTATAGCCACACAAGCCGCTAATGCAATTCTTACTAATAAGCCACTTCCTGTTGCGGCGACAACTACTGGTTATGCAGCAGCGCAAGCAGCGGTTGCTCCAGTAGCACCAACAGGCCCAGTAGCACCAACAGGTGCAACAGGCCCTGCAGCACCAACAGGTTCAATTGGTTCAACTGGACCAGTTGTGGTTCAACCCATACCAGTTCCTCCAGTAATTGCCGCAGGTAATAATGCTGCTCAAATGCTTACAGCATTGTTTACAAGTTATGGCTTAACTGGAGATATTGCTTCAGGTATGGCTGCTCTTAAACAGGGCGGACTTGATGANTTAACTATTGAAGCCATTATGAAAAGCCCAGACCCATCTGGTGCGCTTAAGGCCATGAACCTTTCTGTTCCTCAACAGTCAGCAGCAATGAATCTTATTAANTCTTGGAACACACGCTTTTCTGGAAACGTATTACGTGAGAAGGCGGGACTTGCTCCACTAGACCCAGCAACTTATATCCAACAAGAGGATACATATAAGGCACTTGCCTCTCGTGCTGGATTACCAGCGGCTTCAATGTCAACAGATTACCTTGGCAAAGTAATGGCTGCTAATGTAGACCCATATACATTTGACCAACGTATTGCTGCAGCAAATGCAGTCCTTGATAACGAGGACCCATATATTACGCAGCAACTTGAAATATCAATGGGAGTTGACCGTGGCCATCAACTTCTTCATATCCTTGACTCAGCACTTGCAGCACCTCTGATTACTCAACAAGTTAATGCCGCTAAGGTCGGAGCAGAAGCAGCCCGTGCAGGCACAAACATTGACCAAAACTATGCAATGCAACTTGCTGCACAAGGCGTTAGCCAAGGTCAAGCACAACAAGGATTCCAGTCAATTGCACAGCAATTGCCAGCAACTCAGGAACTTGCTAGTCGCTACGGTGCATTTGTTCCAGAAGGTCAAGTTGGTGGGGCACTACAGTCTGCCACATTTGGAACCCCTGGCGATATGACAGCAGCACAGAATGCTGCACTACTTGCACGTGCTAGAGCAGCAGAAACTAATATTTTCTCAGGTTCATCAGCAGCAGCAAAGGGAAGCCTCCTAGGTTCAGAAGAAGGCGTTTCCTAAAATAAGAATCCGTACAGACTCACCAGCATCTGCTACGCGTACATAGACTGGAAGTGGGAGCCAAATACTTCTTCCCCTGGAAGTAATTGCGGCCTGCGTCTCAAACAAACGAAAGGGAGTGCCATATGGCAAACCAATATGAAGATGACGACTTCGATGATGTCGAAGAAACTCAAGACCAAAACGGCCCAGCGAATCTTCGCAAGGCATTGAAGCGAGCAGAAAAAGANAAGAANGAANTAGNAGAACAATTGTCTGCTATTCAGTCTGANTTACGTTCACGCTCAGTCAAAGAAGTATTGGCAACTAAAGGCGTACCAGATAAAGTCGCCAAGTTTATACCAGGCGATGTAACTACGCCAGAACAGATTGACTCCTGGCTTACTGAGAATGCAGATGTATTCGGATTCAGTAAGACGGAAGAGGCTGTTCAAGCCAACGAGGAAACTCAGGCCAATGTTGCTTCGTACCAACGAATCAACGCAGCAACCCAGAATGCAAACACTCCAAGCCGCGACCAGGATTTGGCCGCAAAATTGGCTGGAGTTAAATCTCTTGAAGAGTTAAACGCATTGACGGGAAACCCATCAGCCAGATTTGCTCGTGGTAAATAATCCATCCGCACAAACCTTATAGAAAGAAGGTGACGCATGAGTAACGCATATACAGATACATCCAGCGGGTCCCTAGGTAACTACCTAGTACAGACAGCGTATGACCGCTATGTCGAATTCGCACTTCGTGCCGTACCAATGGTACGCGACGTTGCAGACAAGCGACCAGTACAGCAAGCAATGCCAGGTTCTTCAGTAGTCTTCCAGATTTACACAGACCTTGCACAGGCTACAACCGCACTTTCAGAAACAACTGACCCAGATGCAGTAGCACTTGGTAACACAACTCAGGTTTCTGTNACACTTAACGAATACGGAAACGCTTCACTTGCAACACGTAAGTTGGAACTTTTCTCACTCTCAGATGTTGACCCAGCAATCGCTGACATCATCGCCTTCAACATGGCTGACTCACTTGATACAGTTGCACTTGGTGCACTTACAGGTGGTACAAACGCTATTGCTGAAGTTAACGGCGCTGCTGTATCTACCTACGCAGGTACATACACCAACGGCACAACACAGAAGTCAATCCTTGCAACTGACACAATCAAGTCTCGTGACATCCGTTTAGCAGTTGCTAAACTACGTGCTAACAAGGCTGTCCCACGTCAGGGAGAATACTACTGGTGTGGTATCCACCCAGAAGTTTCACATGACCTTCGCGCCGAAACAGGCTCAGGCGGATGGCGTGATGACCACAAGTACTCAGAGACAGGTGCTTCTGAGTTCTGGCCAGGAACAATCGGAACATACGAAGGTGCTATGTTCGTAGAGTCTCCACGTATGGCAAACTTCGCTGACGGTACAGGTGCAGGTTCTGCATCAGGTACATTCGGTACTTCTTCATACGTCAACGCAACTGGTGGTGTTCGTGTATTCCGTACACTCGTCGCTGGTAAGCAGGCTCTTGCAGAAGCAGTGGCTGAAGAACCACACGTAATCTTCGGTCCAATCGTTGACAAGTTGATGCGTTTCCGTCCAATCGGATGGTACGGCGTACTTGGATGGGCACGTTACCGTGAACCATCACTCGTTCGTATTGAATCAACTTCAAGCATCCACACCGCTTAGTCGGTAACTTCGTAGGAGGGGGTGGGGCAACCTGCCCCCTCTCTACATTAAACAAGGAGAGATATGGCATACCAATTCACACCACCAAC